TGCAGTCTTAACTGCTTCAACTTGGTAATCACGAATCTCAATAGGGTTACCACGACCCATTGGTTTTAACCACTCTGCAAACTCTTGAACTATCTCATGCGTTATACCTGCGCTTATATTTAAGTTTGTGGTGTATGTTACATTATATCCATTGCGCTTGGCAAATTCTTCTACGTATGGAGCTAGACCAAGATATAAAGTTTTTCTTAGTTGATCATACAGACGAACTTTACCATCCCATAGTCTTGCTTTAAATTTTGGAGTAAATTTTGCGCCTGGATATTCATACGTAAAGAAGTCGCATATCTCTTGTTCAATCGATGGGTCAGAGAAAACTCGAACATATACTTCATCCAATTTTTCTATTGTTATATTCATCTATTAATTTCCAGCCAAGAACTTCTTCCATTCGATGCCATTTTTAATCTGCCACTCACGTGACTTGATTTGTTGCATTATAGATTCAAGCATATAAACCATCGTGTTTAAATACTCAACACGTAGTTGTAGTTTGTTTAACTCATCATCACCAGTAAGAAATTCATCCATCTCATTTTTAAGTGGCTTGATACCTTGCCATTGATCCCACTCAAGAGATTCTAATTCAGTACGTGAGAGTTCCCCACGGTAGTAACGAAACTTGTTCTTACGTAGGATGTTGTACTCAGATTGCATTTTTATCTGCATGAGTTTTTTGTTGATCAATATCTTTATATATTTTGCGTGTAACTTTGGAGTAGTTGTTGATGCTTCTCCAAGGTAATTGTCGTCTATTGCAGAATCGACATCCCACATATCTTGTAGCTCTTCAATATTCATAATAACCTCACAGGGAATAATAATCTATTTATTCGAATTTATAGTACCCGTATCTAAAAGTAGCATTACCGATAAGATACTGCACATCGTTGTTGTCTGATTGAAACACCAATGAGTCAATAGTGACTGGAAACATATCTATAAACCTAATTGTCTTGATTACATTATTGCTAGATCCTAGAATAGATAGCGTTGCGTCAGAATAGTTTGCTGCCAATTCACTAACAACAACTCTTTGGTCGTCATTAAAGTATGTAATATACTGGTCGTATGTTTGTGGAAATCCAAGAGCAACGATCCAGTTATAGATCGACTGATAGTTTTCCATTGCTTCGTCTACCATAAACTTAACATTCAACGTATCATATACTAGTGTTTCACCAGGAATAGGTTGTAAGTTAAATGGGTTTGCGAATTCTGGGGCACCAAGTGTGATGCCAGGTAGATTAGCTTCTTGACAAAAGAATGTTATAGAAGGTAATTTCTGGATGGTGAACATGAACCCATTTGGAGACAATGGATTGATGTTTGCTGGGATGGGACATGAAAGTGTATTTGCCATACTATTATTTAGTAAAATAAAAAAAGGGATCCGAAGATCCCTTTGAAGTACCGCTTCTTGCGTCGGTTTACTTACCTTGACTATTACATCAAGTTAGTAACCTTAACTCTACGGTAGTAGTAGTTTTCGTTAGCAGTCAAGCCACCAGAACCATCCAATGAAACGAATGGGTTAGCAACCATGCCGTAACGAGTCTTGAAACCAATCTTAGGCTGGAAAGACTCTGGGTCAACAGCACGAACTAGTTGCAATGGAACGTATGGGCAGTAGAACAAGCCAGCGTCAAAAGCAGAAGTGCCTTTGTATCCGCAAACAAAGTACTGAGATGCAGACACGTTTGCAGTGTATGGATCAACATAAACTTTGTACTTGCCGTTTAGAATACCAGCGAAAGTAGTAGAAGTGTCATCTACGTTCAAACCGTTATTGCCAGCCAAAGCAGGAGTGTAGTCAAGAACACCAGCCATCGCTAGAGCAGACGCAACGTCAGCTGAAGTGATGATGAAGTTACCACGACCACGACGTGTTTGCTGACCAATAGCATTGGCTTCACGTTCGATTTGGAACATCAAGCCTTTGAACTTTTCAACAGACCAACGACCGTTAGCATCAACGTCCAAGTCGAAAGTACCAGCAGTAGCAGTACCAACAACAGCACCTGCCTTAGCAGTAGCGTATACAGTACGAACAACTTCACGGTTAATTTCTGCCAAAATTTCTGTAGACAGAATGTTAGACAGTTCGCCTTCAGCGTCTAGACCATGCACAGAGCGCAGATCTTGAGCCAATTCAACAGAGTATTCTGCCTTCAAAGCACGAGTCTTTGCAGTTACAGAAGTCTTTTCGATAGAGAAAGCCATTTGACCGAAAGCACCGTCACCAGAACCGCCTTGACCTAGACGTTCTGCAGCAGCAGTAGTCAGACCATTACCAGTAGTGAACGTGCCATCAACTGGGTTAGAACCAGCGTGAGCAGGAGATGCAGCACCAGAGAAATCAGTATCTGCTTCGTTGAACAACGCTTCAGTACCATTTTGGTTGGTGTAACGGCTCTTCATCGCGAAGATCAAGCCAGTAGGCTGGGTCATTGGCTGAACGCCAGCGATGTCATAAGCGATAAGTTGTGGCATAGAGCGACGTACTAAGCTGATCAGAACTGGGTCATAGCCAGCCATTTGAGCATTAGAACCTGCACCACCTAGAGCAACACCAGTACCACCGAAGTTGGTAGGAGCAGCTTCAAACAATGCCTGAGCTTGCTTGCTCATTTCGCGTTCTTGGTTTTCCAAAAGAATCGCAGTTACTTCTTTACGGTAGTGATCCTTGATAGGAGTGCTACTTTCGTGCTCCAGAATCGGAGCCCATTTCTTTAATAGATCTTGACGATTAGTCATTTTATTTTCCTTTTTATTTACGGTTGAGCATGTTCAGATAAGCATTCATCTTAGCGTCAACAACTTTGTCTTCGCTTAGCATTTCTACTGGGCTATCTGTTACAACAGATTTAACATCTGCATTTACCTTGGTTGTGAAGTAGTTTTCACGAATTGTCTGAACTTTATTTTCGAAAGTAGATTCGTCTTCGTATGATAGTTCTTCAACAAGTCCAGTGAACTTTTCTACTTCAGTATCAGTCAAACCTTCGCTAATAGTAGCAATGATTTGTTGACGCTTCATAATAGAAACAGTCTTAGCCAATTCAATATTGGATGCGACTTGTTCATTCAACTTTGTTTCCAAAGTTTCAACTTGCTCTTCTAAAGAACCAAGAACATCGAACTTCTCTTCAGGAACTTCAATGTAGTGTTCTTCAAATAAACTCTTCATACCAGAAACAAAACTTTCTAGAATATCAGACTTCATACCACGTTCAAGGGCGATCTCATTCTGTTCCATCCACTGCTCAACTACGTAGTTGAGATATCCATCAACTTGTTCAACTAGACCCTCAATATTCTGCGCCGCAGCTTCTTCTAGCTTGGCTTCGAATTCTTCTTCTAAGCGTGCAACTTCAGAGTTGACACGGCTCATTACAGCAGCTTCAAAAATGGTAGCAGCTTTTGTTCTGAATTCTTCAGACAATTGCTCTTCACCATTCATAAGTGCATCAATATCTTCTTTCATTCTGCCAGCTGCTTCTGGAGCAGATGCATTAGCAGTAACTTTGTTTGGCTTCTTTGAAGTTCCACCCTCTGCTTCCTTTTCATTATCCACGTTGTTACGTGCATTATCTGGGTTTGGAGTTTCAGGTGCTGGCTTTACAGCTTCTTCTTCTATCTCGTCTTCTTCAAGTACTTCTTCAGCAACTAGATCATCAGCGTTAGCTTGTTCAGCTAATTTTGCTTTTCTAGATTCTGCTAGAAGTTCAGCGATTTTTTGTTCGATTGACATCGTTGTATCTCCTTAACTGGATTAGTTCTGTATTATTTATTATTTATCTGATTTTACTCAGGAAATTCTGGAAAGCACGTAACTTTGCTTCCTGTAAATTTTTAGAAGAAGTTCTACGAATTTCACGTTGTTGTTCTTCTATATCTCTTTGCACGTACTTTCCATCAACAAATGCCCACTCGCAACTTTCCATAATGCCTCTTACGAAAGCATCAGGAGCAGATGGGTCAGCAACGATATCTGCTGCGGTTGACAGCATGAAATCGTCTTGAACAATTTGAACACCTTCTCTGTTTAACTTCAGAGAGCCCAAGGCTCTGCTTGAAACGCCGAGATTAGCTCCTCCATCAAGAAGCCCTCTTGCGATATTACCCATAGGTGTTTCCATGATTTTTGCTTTGCCAACATAATTGGTGCCTTCTTTACGTAGGTCAACAATCATGTGGGATACTCTATCTAAATTAATAGATGGACTATCTGGGTGTCCTAGTTCGCCATATGCTCTGTTTAATTTAACAGACTCTTTGATATAGCGAGTAACTTCGTTATCCATAACAGACTCTGGGTACATGCGTCCATTACGGTTCTTTATATCGGATTGAAGAAAGATTCCTTCAATGTAATAGTCTTTCTTTTTGCCGTCTTTTGATTCAACGACAAAGCTGACTGACTCTGTTACTTCTTTGATTAGTTTCATTTTAGCTTCCTACTACAGATTCGTTATCTTTAGATCCAAATTGTGCAGTCTCAACCTTAGGTGCGTAACCAGAAACCTTGCGTAACTTTAAATACATTTCTACGTTACCGCTGCCTGTTTGAGTTACAACAATATCATGAGTAGCGTTGACATTTTCTGGAGGCATTTCTTGTCCGTCAAACAACATAGTATCAGATGCATCTGTCGGTAGGGTTAAAATTCTAACAGCATTTCTGTCGATAGCTAGAACGTTTGTTAACTCGCCACCCCAACGAACTGCAGTAATAGTAACAGTTTGAGTTGCGCCATCAAGTGCTTGGTTTGTATCTAGCAAGTCAGTCTGCAGATCAATAGTGCTTGTGCCAGCAGCACCAGAAACTTTTACTACAGTTTCAGTTTCTGTCATTCTTATAATTGTTTTCGTTAGTGCCATTTTATTCCTCTAGCTGTTCAAGAACATGCAGAAAATTCTCTTTTGATTCTCTCATGTATTCTACTATTTCTTTTTGATTAGACAACAAGTTATTTAGTCTTATTTGCGTAGCTTCATTTATAGCAACTACAGAGTTGTCGCTTAATTTATAATGTATTTTGTTCTCAATGATAGTATCTACTTTGTTAAGTTTACGTATCTCATAGACAACTGGGTCTACGTTGAATAGGTTAGAAGAAGCAAGTTCAATGTATGATTCAATTAATGTGTCAGTAACTTTGATATCGTAGTATTCTTTTATTATTTCTGCTATCTTATTTTCTGATAAGGATTCGTATATTTCGTCTGTTACTTCTTGTGCTATATTTTCTGATGTAATTTTAGATTTTATATATTTTCTTGCTTCTTCTAAATTCTTGAACTCAGTTTTAAGAGAATTGATAGCTACAGTACCATCTTCTAATTTTTCAAGTGTGTTACCATAAGACCTAATCGTCTCAGCGACATTAGGTCTAGTGATACTCTTAATAAACTGATTGTATTGCATTACTCGTCAGAAGTATCTTCTGGTGTATCTTGCGGGCTAAACATAGTTGATGCTACCTCGATGCGCTTGTCTGCAAGGCGTGCATAAATTTTATCACCCATTGCAGCATTAAATGCTGCTTCAGTTTCCATAGCATCACCCTTTGCGATAGCTACGATTAAATCTTGTACACTCATTGTTTAGCTCCTGTATTATCTTGTTGTGGCTCTGGAAGTTGATCCTGCATAGCAGCTTGTCTAGTTCCGTCCATAGTTCCCATGTGATCAGAGTAGTCTATTTGCATAGGCTTTTCTGCTTGGATTTCTTTATCAATTTCTTCCTGCTGTTCTTCAGGAATACGCAGAACATTTTTAGTGATCCACGCTTGAGAGTAGTACTTACCAATGTAAGGATCCATCTGTTGCAGCATCTGAATACGCTGTAAAAGAATTTCGTTATCTTTCAATTCGCTAAAGTAGTTGTCCTTCTGGAAGTCATAGCGTACATATTGACGCATTTCATCCCATTCTTCTGGACGTACAATACCTTTAGCAACTAACTGAACACGCATTGCGTCAGTGAATAGGTTTGCAAATTTCTTACGAACACGTGTAACAAACTTATTGAACTTAAGTTCTTCACGAGTAATCTCAGTAGAACGACCTAAGTTAAAACCACTAGTCTGTTGTAAACGTCCAATAGGAACGTTCAATGCTTGATATAGTTTTTGTTGGAAGTATTGAATGTCTTGGATCTCACCAAGATTCTGACCACCTGGTAAGGTAGTAATCTCAGTACCTTTACCACCTTCACGGCGAGGCATCCAAAAGTCTTCCATCATGGACAAGTGTTTACGATCATCTCTGGTTTCGCCAGTAGTTGCGTCATAAACGATCTTGTTACGAAACTTATTCATAATGTCATTAACGTATTGCTCAGCTTTGAGCTTTGGTAAGTTACCTACGTCAATGTAGAAAATTCTGCGCTCTGGTGCGCGAGAGATACGATAGATAACAACTGCATCTTCGATCATCTTTAATTGGTTAACTGGCTTAATTGCTTTGTGCAGATGACTCATCATCATGCCAGTGTTTGCATCCATCAATCCCGATGGGCAATAGATTACAGAATCAATGGACAACTTAACACCCTGTGCTGTTTGTTCTGTAATACCTTTATCATTGTAGATATAATATTCTTCAATGTCTTTAATTACATCAACACCAGCTTGAGTTCGTTCTTTCTTGATCGTTTTAATCTTGCGGATTTTACGTGGATCAATGAAACGAAGTTCTTGGATGCCAGACTTGACATTGTTTGTATCTAACAAAATGTTATAATATAATCTACCGTCAATGTACCATGATCTAAAGATCTCATGACCTTTTTCTTCAAACTTAAGTAGACGCATAATGGTCTGGAATTCATCACGAATTTTTTTCTTGATAGGATCTGATACTTTAAGATCGTCAAGGTTAATTTGTATAGGTTGATCATCGTCAGATGTTATTGACTCATTGACGATGTCTTCAATTGCTGCGTCACAATCAGCGTATTGTGCTACTTCACGATATCTGCGAATAAGATCGTTTTCGTTCTTAATGATACCTTCGATATCCATCACCATCCCATAATAGGATGATGATGAACTCGTGAAGATAGCCGTGCCGTCATCAGAGGTAGGTGTTACTACATTACCTATCTCTGAGTCGTTCTTCTTTTTACGCTGGATCTCAAATCCAAAAATTTGCATTATAAACCTTCAATTATTAAAGAATTGGAATATTACCGATTGGAGTTCCAATGTTAATACCAACTTGGTTAGAGGCACTAGCAGCAGAAGTGACCCAGTAGTTGTATGTGAATGTAACAGTGAATGTTTCAATCGCATTACCATTCTCATAGTCAAGTTCGATAGTACCAACTTCTGTTGGATATGCATCGATAAAGCTATAAGACTTGATAACAGCGCCAGAACGATCCAACTGGTGTACGTTCATTTGTGCTTGATAGTCGTTAGGGTTAACAATACCGTTTGTACCGCTGACGTTTTGGATACCGTTAGACCATGTTTCCATAGCATTGCGGATTGCAAAATCAGTGTCGTTATAAACAGTAATTGTCCATGGAGCGAATGTACGCTCACCAGCAAAATTTACTGGACGACCACGATATTGTACAGCGATGTTTTCAATAGTTGCAGCTGGCAATTGAGCAGCCTTACATAAAAACATAGCCTTTGTTCCAACGATAGCACCAGTATTAACGAATGCTGGGAACCCTAGTTCAACTCTGAATTGGTTGGCGCGAGCACCACCACCAATCATCATTGATTTGAATTCAGAAATGTTTGCCATTTAATTTATCTCCTTGAGTATATTTATTGCTATTAAAAGAGGGGGAATTAACCCCCTCCTGTTTTATAGCCCAACAGTCTCAAAACTTACGCCAGTCTTAGTAGCAATAAAGTTCAAAGTGATGTAATTGATAGAACGGTTTGGCTTGATATAGATATCAGCGATAAACTCGTTTGCATCAATTACTGCAGGTGTGTTGTTTGTAGTGTCACACTTAACACGGAAGTCCACAATACCACGACGACCTTGAACATCACGCAGGAATGGCTCAACTAGGTTCTTGAATTGTGCACGAGTAAAGTCATCGTTGAATTCAAACAACTGATACTTAGCAGCGTTGGCAACAGCTTTCTCAAGAACGATAAACAAGCGACGAACGTTGATACGATCGAACGCAGAGGATTTCTTCTGCATTGTCTTGTCACCGTAAAGGATAGTTCCTTCACCTGGGAATGTAACGACTGGGTTGATACCACCAACGTACAGCAAGTCACGTTGTGCTTGTGTAGGGTTAAATGCCA